TTAATGTACCAGGCCCATTAGCAGTAAAATCAACAGCTTGACCGGAGGCAGATACCGCAACATGGTCTTTATCACTAACATCTAGCTCTTGCCAAACACACATAACATGACCCCAGTTTACAGGCGTAGAAGTAGCGCCATTAAAATTAGTTCTACTTCTATGTGAAAAAACTAATTTGTTTGATGAAATATTTGATTTTGCAAAACCAGCGCCAAAAGGAATAACATCAGGATTTTTTTGCCAAGCAGTAAAATCACCAGCTGCAAAATCACCATCTATAACCTCCTCGGCTCTTTCGTTAAAAGTATAACTACCATCATCCTCTTGTTTTATTTGAAAAGGATTACTAGTTCTATTAGTAAAATATAAAGGGTGTTTTATACCAGAAGAATCTACCCATGATAGTTTTGTGTAGTTCACATAATCATGAGGAAGTGGCATTACTAATGATGGCGGTACATCGATTTGTTGAGATTTTATAGATTTAAAAGTATCAAATGATAATTCTTGTAATGCACGTTGAGCAAAAAAAGATATATCCGCTCTTTTTATTTTAGATATTAATTTACTTTCACCAACATAAGCTATTTGAAATTGAGTTATAATATCATCTAACGAAGTAAATTGATAACTTCCGAGATTATTACCTAAATAATACTCTCTGTGTGTAGTGTTGTCTAATAATCCCATTTATTTATTGTTTTTCTTGTTGAATTTGTACTGACTCCATACCTTGACCAGCTCTCATAATGTCATCTCTTAACATAGAAACACCAGCTAGTTTTAATATTTTATACACCAACTCTGTTTCTTCTGATTCGTGAAGCTCAAAATTATTTGATGCACCTGGATTATAAAGAGCAGTGTTGCTATTTGTAGAAACTACATATCCCCACACTGGTTTTGAAGGCATTTTTATGTAACTTATTTTTACACTATTAACCTGCGGAGGTGGTGGAATTATTCTTATTCTATTAAAACCAGAGGCATCGTGTATATAAACTGGTCTATTTTCAGTTTCTTTAGCCAAAGGACTGTTGGTGTATTTTCTGTATTCTTTTGCTGTCACTTCTTCAACAACTTTATACCCAGCGTTGTTATTATAATCAACCATAACCTCTAGCATTCTATAAAACAAAGGAAACTGACCTAAATTTATATCCCCATTGTTGTTAAAAATAGTTGTATTAGCAGTATCTGTCCATATTTCTAAAGCACTAATTTTACTTTCTATTATATCTTTCATATCAGAATGACCCATAGAATTACCAGGTATTCTATTAAATTGATTTAAATCATAAAAGTATTGCTCAAATATTTCTTTTTGAGCTTGATCAGCAAATAAATTAAACTCTTGTGGTGTTATATAACCTCTTTGTTCTTTATTAGCTATAGCTAAAACTTTTTGATAAACATTATCTACAATTACTGCCATATTGTTTTTTTATTTTTTATAAGGAAATCTTTTGTTTAACGCATCTCTTCTCTTGCCACAACCACAATCTTTTTTACCCATTGCTCTTGCTCCAGCTTTTGCTAAACCGTGTATTCCCGTTGCTTTTGTAAATTTTTCTATAGAGTCGCCTAATCCTTTTGATTTTTTATTTTCCATTTAATTTTATTTTAGTAGTTACGATCGCCCCGTAGGGCGACCGCTCTACAGTTTAATTAATTATTTAACCTTTTTTCTACATTTGAATATATCTCCATACCTTCGTCGGTTTTAAACCAATGGGCTAAAGCGGTATAAGGGTGTTCATCAAAAGGAACACTCATTAACTTTCTACCATTAGAACCCCACATAAAATATCTTTGGTCAGAAGACAACCTAAGTATACCAGCTTCTACAGCTCTAATACCAAAGTTTCTTAACATTACGTTTTCATCATCTGCTAATTCTAAAAATAGTTTAGGGTTGTTTCTTGCAAATACTAATAAATCTCTTTTAAGTTCCTTAGAGCTTAACTCTGATACCTTAGAACCAACTTCTACACGCATAATAGCCTCTGCCATATCAATATCAACATTTCTAGCTGCTGTTAATGCGTCTACTTGCATGTTTAACACATCTATTTCTTCTTCAGCTACGACAGACGGTTTGTATTCGTAATAAATCTTATCTTTATGCGGGTGGTACAAGCTTAATAGTTTTTGTAAAACAGTTTTTTCTTTTTCTACATATAAAGTGCCGTTTCTAAAAACAATATGGTCTAATCTTTGATCACCCTTCATTTCATCAACAAATGGAGTTCTTTGATTTTGACAATATTTAAGTTCTCTTTCATAACCTTTTTCTTCGTCAAACCAATATATATTTGCTGATTTAATTGTTCTAGATAAAGGTTTTTTATTACCTTTTAAGTAATAAACTCTATCTTTTAACTCCCACTCATTTGCGGGTTTAATTCTTTCTCTTACTTTTGGTTGTTCTACAACTTGAGATGTTTCTACAACCTCTTTTTTAATTTGAGGTTTTTCCACCTCTACTTTTGTTTCTTGTTTTTTTGCCATAATATAATATATAATAAAATTAATAAAAATAAAGGGACTGGGAAATTAATCCCAGCCTCTTTAATATAATAAATGCTTACTTCATTAACATAAAGTTGTTAGCACCTTGAGTAACTAAACATCTTTCAGATAACATGTGAATTTGCATTGCATCTAAAGCGGATGTAGCAGCACCTACCGAACCAGTTGTCCAAGTCTTCATTTTTCTATCATCAGTTTGAGAAGCTCTATAACGAACGTGTAAAAACGGTCGTTTTAAGTTTTTCCCTAGCATTTGATCATAAACTGTAGACGTACCAGCTGGAATAAATACCCCTCTAATTGCGTTAGCGCCAGCGTTGTCGTTAACACCACCTCTAGTAGCTCTATCATTTAAGTATCTAAAATCAGATTTATAGAAATCATAAGAACCTCTTCTGAAACCAGAGAAACCTAAATTAAGCGCCATATCTTCAGAGTTGTCAAACACTCCATAAGAAGTGCCACCAGCACCGTACGAGTTCATTGAAGCTAACATGTCATCTATTGCTAAGCTAGTAGCTCTATCAACAAACATCATGTTTTCTTCAATAGCACCTTGCTTATCAAACTCAGCTAAAATAGCATCGAATTCAGCTAAATCA